ATAAGATAAGTAATATAAGAGAACTGTCCAAAGATGTGTTCTATCTGTTCTACACATTGAAAAGCCTTGATATTTCAGGAGTTTTCACAGAACAGATGTGTGAAAGGATGTGTGCTACATAGTGACTGATAAGGAACTTTCCCAGCGGGCTAAAGAATATTTTGCCCAAATCCGAAAAACTGACCGACTGATCCAGCGGTTGACAGATACAGTGAATACCCTTCGATCCGGGTTGACCAGTCAAAGCTATGAACTGAAGCCTGACAAGGTTCAGACTTCCGGGCCAAAAGACACTTCAGGGGAAACCATTGCAAAAATCATGTCCCTTGAAGATGATATTAACACCCGGATTGATGAACTTGTGACCATGAAGAAGGAAGCCTTCAGCATGATCAGCAAAGTTCCTGACCTTGACCAGCAAAATGTTCTTGTAGGCCGGTATATCCAACTGAAAAAGTGGGAAGATTTAGCCGCTGAATTTGAGTACACCACCCAATGGCTTTTTGAAATTCACGGGAAGGCTTTACTTGCTTTTGCCAAGGAAAATGCCGATTTCTTGAAAGAACCGAGTAAAGTTTAGTTTCACCTGTTGAAAGTTTAGTGTTTTTTCGGCTATCATATAAAGTGAAAAAGCGTCCGAGGGGGAACCTTCGGCGCTTTTCTTTTGATTTCAAAGGGGGTGAATACCTTGACCAAGAAGCAAAAGCGGTTTGTTGAAGAATATCTGATTGACCTGAATGCAACGCAAGCGGCAATTCGGGCCGGGTATTCGCCTGATACCGCACAACAGATGGGTTCTGAAAACCTGTCAAAACCTGTGATTAAAAATGCTATTGACAAGGCTATTGCAGAGCGGAGCCGCCGAACCGGTATCAATCAAGATCGGGTGATTCAGGAAATCGCAAAATTGGCGTTTCTGAACCCCATTGATGTAATTGACATGGATGAAGCCACCATCAAAGGTGAAGCCAACCGGGATGATACCGCCTGTATTGCTTCTGTCAAAGTGAAGGTGATTCCCGGTGAAGATGGGAATATCACTGAACGAGAGGTTAAGACCTACGACAAGTTGAAGGCCCTTGAATTGTTGGGCAAACATCTTGGAATGTTTACCGACAAACTGAAAATGGAAGGGAATGTTCCCGTGGTTATCATGGGGGATGATCAGCTTGAAGATTAGCCCCAAGGCCAAGGTGATCCACCTTCCTGAAGTGGTGGGCAAAGGGTACAAGACCTTTTGGAACTTCAAAGGCCGCTACCGGGTTTGTAAGGGGAGCCGTGCAAGCAAGAAATCCAAAACCACGGCCCTGAACATCATCAAGCGGATGATGCAATACCCGGAAGCCAATACCCTTGTGGTTCGTAAAGTGTTCAGAACCTTGAAAGATAGCTGTTTCACGGAATTGAAGTGGGCAATCAACCGGCTTGGGGTTCAGGCTTATTGGGAAGTGAAGGAAAGCCCCCTTGAAATGACCTATACCCCAACCGGTCAGAAGATTTACTTCCGGGGCCTTGATGATCCCCTGAAGGTTACTTCCATTACGGTTGAAATTGGTTATCTGTGTTGGTGCTGGATTGAAGAAGCCTATGAAATCACCAATGAAGATGATTTCAATATGCTTGATGAAAGTATCCGTGGCGCTATCCCGGAAGAAACCGGCCTGTTCAAGCAAATTACCCTGACTTTCAACCCGTGGAATGAAAAGCACTGGATCAGGAAGCGGTTCTTTGGAGAGATTACCGGCAAGGATGCCCAAGGGAACCCCACATACCGTTTCCATGATAGCTGGACTTCCCCAGATGGGCAGATTTACGCCACCACCACCAATTACCTGTGTAATGAATGGCTGGATGAAGCTGACCTGAAGGTTTTCCAGACCATGAAGGAAACCAACCCCCGGCGCTATAAAGTGGCTGGCCTTGGTGGTTGGGGCATTGTGGATGGCCTGATTTATGAGAACTGGCGGGAAGAACTGTTCAACCCGGCTGAAATCAGCGCCAAGGATGGCGTGAAATCTGCCTTCGGCCTTGACTTCGGTTATACCAATGACCCCACGGCGCTTTTCTGTGGGCTGGTGAGTACCGCAGAAAAAACCATTTGGGTTTTCGATGAACTGTATAAAAAGGCCCTGACCAACCGGGCCATTTGCGAACAAGTCACGGTGATGGGCTATGCCAAGGAACGGATTAAGGCTGATTGTGCAGAACCCAAGAGCATTGACGAATTGCGGGAAGCTGGCCTTCAGCGTATCAGAGCCGCCCGGAAGGGCAAGGACAGTGTGAACAATGGCATTCAGTACATTCAGGATTACACTATCATCATTCATCCCCGATGTGTGAACTTCATTACTGAAATTTCAAATTATACTTGGGCTGAAGATAAGTTTGGGGCCAAGATCAATACCCCCATTGATGATTTCAACCACCTGATGGACGCTATGCGCTATGCGCTGGAAGATATTCTGGTTGGCCCCGCCTTCAGCTTCGACTAATAACAGGATAGTAACAAACAGCCCCGAAAACACACGGTTTCCGGGGTTCGGTGTTCATTGCCCAATAGAAAGGAACCGCCCATGTTTGAACAACAGCACATTTTGAAGAAAATTGAACAGTGGGCGGATCGGCTTCCCTACCAGTCTCTGAAGATTGAAGTGGAACTTTCAAACCAAACGCTGACCTTGGCGAAAACCAGACAGCGCCCCATTGGATTTCAGCCCCCCCCCCACCCAAGAGAGAAAGGACGGTGATTGAATATGCCTTTGTTTACTGATACTGAAACGGCCCGGATCAATCGCCTGATCCTGATGGGCGGCAATACCGGAATGACTGAACTTCAGTTTTTCGCCGCTGAAATTGATGAATGGAAGCGGAGCCGCAAGCGGAAAGAGCAGATTACCGGGGATGCCTACTATGAAGGTTTCCATGACATTCTGACCCGCAAACGCACAATTATTGGCGAGGATGGCAAACTTCAGGAAGTTGACAACCTTCCCAACAATCGGCTGGTGGATAACCAGTTTGCCTTGATGGTGGATCAGAAAACCAACTATCTTGTGGGCAAGCCCTTTTCCCTGACCTGTAAAAACAAGACTTATTCCGAATTTCTGAACAAGGTTTTTGATAAGCGGTTTAAGCGGCTTCTGAAGTATGTGTGTGAAGATGCCCTGAAAGGCGGGATCGGCTGGTTGTACCCCTACTATGGGGATGATGGCAAACTTGCCTTCAAGCACTTCCCGGCCCATGAAATTCTTCCTTTTTGGGCTGACGATGATCATACCATCCTTGATTGTGCTGTCCGCCTTTACCCCCAAGAGGTTTGGAGCGGCTACACCAAGGAAATTGTGGAGCGGGTGGAAATCTTCAAATCAGATGGCCTTTACCGCTATGTGTATGATGGAACTACCCTGACCCCGGATGAACAGTTGGGGGAACATGAAAACTATTTCAGTGTTGACGATGGGGAAGAAACGGTTGAACTGAATTGGGAGCGGATTCCCCTGATCCCGTTCAAGTACAATAAGCAGGAAATCCCCCTGATTCGCCGGGTGAAAACCCTTCAGGACGGTATCAACACTATGATTTCCGACTTTGAAAACAATATGCAAGAGGACGCACGGAACACCATTCTGATCCTGAAGAACTATGATGGTGAAAACCTTGGGGAGTTCCGCCGTAACCTTGCGACCTTCGGAGCCGTGAAAGTTCGGAATGATGGCGGGGTGGAAACCCTGACCGTTGAAATTAACGCTGAAAACTTCAATTCCATTCTGAAACTGTTCAAGGATAAACTGATTGAAAACGCCCGTGGCTATAATGCTAAGGATGATCGCATGGGCAACAACCCCAATCAGATGAACATTCAATCCATGTATTCTGACATTGACCTTGACGCAAACGGAATGGAAACCGAGTTCCAAGCGGCCTTTGATGATCTTCTGTGGTTTATCAATCAGGATTTTGCCAACACTGGCCGGGGTGACTTCGAGGAAGAAGAAACCACCATTGTTTTCAACCGGGATATGCCGGTGAATGAAAGTGAAGCCATTGAAAACTGTGGGAAGTCCGTTGGTATTCTGTCCAATGAAACCATTGTGGCCCAGCACCCGTGGACAACGGATGTGGAATTGGAGTTGGAGCGGATCAGGAAGGAAAAGGAAGAAGCAATGGAACAGGCGCAGGATTACACCGGCGCTTTTGGGAATGTTCAGAAAGAAGATCCTGATGGTGATGAAGGCGGGGACGAATAATCCCCGCCCCATTATTGCCCCGGCATATAGGGAAGGCGGGGCCGGGGTTCACCTCCTTACCCGGTCAAAGGTGCAATTCCTTTCCCCGGCACTTTCTATGGCGTGTTAGTCAAGCGGTTAAGACACCGGCCCTTCAAGCCGGGAACACGGGTTCGACCCCCGTACACGCTACCACTTGCCGGGTTGGTGGAATGGCAGACACAGCGGATTCAAAATCCGCCGCCTTTGGCGTATGGGTTCAAGTCCCATACCCGGCACCACTTTCAAGAAGGGAGAATGACCCCGTGAAAAATGCTGATTACTGGCGGGGCCGGTTCGCCGTTCTGGAAGATGCGGCCCACAAACAATCTGATGAATACCTTCAGAGCCTTGAAGAACTTTACCGGGAAACTGAACACAGTGTTCAGCGGGATATTGAAAGCTGGTATCAGCGGTTTGCCACCAACAACAATGTGACTTTGGCGGAAGCCCGGAAAATGCTGACCACCGGACAGCTTGAAGAATTCAAGTGGACGGCGGAACAGTATGTGAAAGCCGCACAGCAAGCCAACCTTTCCCCGGAATGGATTAAGAAGTTGGAAAACGCTTCAACCCGTTTCCATGTCAGCCGCCTTGAAGCAATCCAACTGCAAATTCAACAGCAGATTGAACTTCTGTATGGCAATCAGGTTGATGGGGTGGATGATCTTCTGAAGAAGCTGGTTTCCAATGGGTACACCCACGGGGCCTTTGAAATCCAAAAGGGCATTGGCCTTGGATGGGATTTCACCGCTTTGAACCAGAAGAAACTTGAAACCTTACTTTCAAAACCGTGGACAACGGACGGACGGACTTTTCGGGATCGCTGTTGGGTGAACAAGGCTGATTTGGTGGACACCGTAAACAAAGAACTGCTTCAAGGTATGTTGCGGGGTGATCCACCGGCCAAGACTATCACCGCCATTCAAAAGAAGTTCGGAACTGCCCGTTATAAGGCAAGGCGGCTGGTGCATACGGAAACCACCTATTTCAACGCTGTTTCCAAAATCCAGATGTATAAAGATTTGGGTGTGGATCAGATTGAAATTGTGGAAACGCTGGATTCCCGCACTTGTGCGGTATGTCAGCCCCTTGATGGAACGGTGATCCCGCTGGCCCAATATGAACCGGGGGTGACTGTCCCGCCCTTTCACCCGAATTGCCGGGGAACCACTTGCCCCCATTATGACGATATGGACGGCGAAAGAGCCGCCCGCACCGCTGATGGAAAGGTGTACTATGTCCCGGCCAACATGAAATATACCGATTGGAAGAAGGCTTTTGTGGATGGCGTGAAGGATGGTTTGACGGTTGCCACCGTGGGCGCTATAATGAAGGCGAAAAGGGAATTGGAACCGCTGAAGGCTGAAATGTTCCCCGAATACCTGACCGACAAGAAGGAGCGGAAGAACACCCAAGCCCTGATTGATTATGTGAATGCGTGTGAAAACGCTGATCCTGATGTGGTTGCCCTTTATTCCAAAATGGGCGCTATGGAAAACATCAGGGCCAACGGCATTCCCATGAAGGTTTCCCACGGGAAAGGTTATGCGGTCAATTATCGCTATTATTCCCGGAATGATCAACTTGCGGATGTTGAATTGATTATTCCCAAGCTGGCCGGGGATGATCTTACCGGCCAAGTGGTTACGACCTTGCATGAGGAAATGCACCTGATGGATATGTTCAACCGGTCAGACCCGGCAAAGTATTCAGGTTGGTTCAGTTCCAGCCATGCCAAGTTAAGTTCCTTTTTCCAGAAATCCAACACTGATATTGCGGATGATATTGATTCCCTTTTTGAAGCCTTCGATAAGGAATGCAAGCGTATCACGGCGGAAATCAATGCTGAATTGAGAACCGCCACTTCTGCCTTGACGGATCAATACTATGCAAGATCCATTTCTTATTCCGACTACAAAAAAGCCTTCAATAAGCTGAAGCGTGAAGCAAGTGAACAAATTGATTACCAATGCCGAAACGCTATGGGCGGCGGTATCAGTTCCCTTGAAGATATTTACGATGCCCTTTCCGGTGGTTCTGCCCGTGACGCTGGCCTTGTGCGATACGGCCACGGTTCCAAATATTACCGGGATATTGGGAAACGGGCGGAAGAAACCCTTGCTAATTATGGCGCTTTGTCGGTTGTCCGTCCTGACCTGATAGAAATGCTTCGTAAGGATAAACCGGAGTTGGTAGAAGCCTTGGAAGAAGTCATTCAGGATATGCTAAAGAAAGCGGGTGGTTAATATGACACGGGAAGAAAAGCTGATGAAGGTTCATGCGCTGTTGGCTGAAGTTTCTGATGTTCTGGTTGACCGCTTCTTTGATGTGGACAGTGAAGAACTTCTTGATGAAAAAATTGAAGTTCTTACCGCCTTGAAGGATGGGAAACCGCCTGACCAAATCCCTAATTATTATTCTGTTCTTGAAAACTTCAGCCCGGATCAGCATTGGGACTGATCCACAATATTGTTGATTGAACCACCCCGGCCTTCGGGCCGGTGGTGGTTTTTTCATACCATTTTCGCCGTTTCCCGGTGGTGGGCGGTAAACAGAACCGGGGAAATCGTGGTTCCTAACCCACGGTAAAAAAGGATTGCAGAAAGGATGAACACACATGACGAAAGAAAAGCTGATGGAATGGGGCCTGACTGAAGAACAGGCCAACAAGGTAATGGAGGGCCTGAACGGTTCCTTTGTTACCAAAGCCCGCTTCAATGAGATCAACACCGAATTGAGCGCCGCCAAGAAAACCATTGGTGAACGGGATGCCCAGCTTGAAACCTTGAAAAAGGCTTCCGGTGACACCAAAGCCCTTCAGGATCAGATCACCCAGCTTCAGGCCGACAACAAGAAGAAGGATGATGATCATGCCGCCGAGTTGAAGGCCCTGAAGATTGGCAATGCCGTTGAACTGGCCCTGACCGGCGCAAAGGCAAAGAACACCACCGCTGTTAAGGCGCTGTTGGCTGACTTTATCGCAAAGGCTGAATTGGCGGAGGATGGAACCGTTAGGGGCCTTGATGATGAAGTGAAGAAGCTGGTGGAAGGTAAGGACACGGCTTTTCTTTTCGATAAGGCCACCGGCACCAAATTCAAGGGTGCCAAATCCGCTGAAAAGGGTGACGGCGGCGGTGATGGCACTATGACCCTTGAAAAATTCCGAAAGCTGTCCCCCACTGAACGCTATGAATTCTCCGTCAACCATCCTGACGAATACAAAGAACTTTATGGAGGTAATGAGTAATGCCTAATGTCGTGTATGACAACTTCTATCTGTCCAACGAAATTGAAGATCAGTTCAATTCCCATCTCGATCTTCAGCAGTTTTGCACCATCGACAATACCTTGACCGGTACTGCCGGTATGCTTCGCAAGATTCATGTTTACAAGGCCACCAACGGCACCGAAAAGCTGGCCAAGGGTGAAGGCAACACCAAGAGCATTGAAGTGAACTTCACCGAAAAGGAATACCGGATTCTGCTTGCCCAGAACCGCTTCCAGTATTTCGATGAAGAAGCCATGACCGATCCCATGATCGTTCCCACTGGCACCCGCCATGCCGCCACCGATCTGTTCAACACCATGAACGCTGACATTTTCGCAGAGTTCAACAAGGCCACTTTGGAGGTTACCGGCACCGCCTTTGGCTTCGATGTGTTTGTGGATGCGGCGGCAAAGCTGAATTTGGAAAACCTTGAAGGCGTGTCCATTTTCGGCTTCGTTTGCCCCGCTGATATGGCAAAAATCCGCAAGGCCCTGAAGGATGATCTGAAATATGTTGAATCCTTCGCCAAGAATGGCTATGTGGGTACTGTGGGCGGTATCAATCTTTACACCAAGAAAGATGCTGTGGCCGGTACTGTGGTGATTGCCACCAAGGAAGCTGTTACCCTGTTCAACAAGAAGGGTACTGAAGTGGAACAGGCCCGTGATGAAAATATCCGTCAGAATTCCGTTTACAGCCGTAAATATTATGTTGCGGCTTTGACCGATGAAACCAAGGCGGTAAAGATCACGGTTGCCGGGGCCTAATGTAAAGGCGGTGACCCCCGTTGCGTGATGATGTTGTTGCAATGCTTACGGCCCTTGGCGTGACGGGGGCCGATACCGATCCGCTGTTGGATATTCTTTTGATGAATGTTCAACAGCGGATCATGAACAAAATCAACTGTTCGACTATCCCGGAAGGGCTGGAAGGCGTGGCCGTTTATATGGCCGTGGGCGAATACCTGAACGCAAAAAAGGCCATGGGACAACTTACAGGGTTTGATTTGGATGCGGCAATCAAGCAAATTCAGGAAGGTGACACCAATACTGTGTTTGCGCTTGGAGAAGGGAGCCTGACACCGGAACAGAGGTTGAATGTGCTGATTGATTATCTGATCAATGGCCGTTCTGATGAACTGTACCGGTTCAGGAAAATGGTATGGTGAACGCCCAGCGCAAGGCCCTTGAACGGCTTTGGAAGGATCGCTGTACTGTCTATCACCGGGTAAAGGTGAAAGACCCTAAAACCAAAATCACTGATTTTGAAGAAAAGCCGCTTCTTCAGGATCAGCCCTGTAAATTGTCTTTTGAAACCTTAAATTCAACTGATGGTGATCATGTTGCCACGGTTGCCCAATCCGTGAAGCTGTTCATTTCCCCTGATGTTGAAATCCCCGCTGGTTGCAAAATCATTGTGACCCGTTTCAATGATTTGGAACGAACCTTCACCTATTCCAGAAGCGGTGAACCGGGGATTTTCACCAACCATCAAGAAATCATGTTGGAGCCGTTCAAGGGGTACGCCTGATGGCCCGTTGGGGAAAATGTGATTTCAGAGAACTTGAACAGTTAAACAAACGCCTTGAACAGCTTTCTTCCGTGGATTTTGATGCCTTTTGTCGAAAAATGTCCAATGAGATTGCCGCAAGGCTTTTGGCAAAGGTAAAGAAAAGAACGCCTGTTGGGGTGGTTCCGGGATATGCCACCGATGAAGCAAAGGAAGAATATTGGTCAGGATATGAGGGCGGCACCCTTCGGGACGCTTGGACAATCCTTCCTGTTGAAAAACAGGGTGATCAATACATCGTGACAGTGGTAAATAACACCGAATACGCTTCCTATGTGGAATATGGACACCGGCAAACACCGGGCCGGTATGTCCCGGCCTTGGGTAAGAGCCTGAAGGCAAGTTGGGTGAAAGGGCGCTTCATGCTGACCATTTCCACCCAAGAACTTGAAACCCAAGCCCCCGCATTGTTGCAACAGAAATTGTACCTGTTTTTGAAGGAAGTGTTTTAATGCTGAATGAAATTATCAAAGGAATTTCAATGGCGCTGAACACCGCCTTTGGGGATGGATATGAAATCTATCAAAATGATGTGGAACAGGACTTGAAAGAAGGCTGTTTCTTCATTCAGGTTTTGAAACCCGAACTTTCCCCGCTGTTGGGGCGGCGTTCTATGAAGCGAAACCCTTTTGATGTGCTGTATTTTCCAAAGGCCCCCGGAAATAATGCGGAAATGTTCACCGTTGCGGAAACGCTGATGGAGTGTTTGACCCTGATCAGCCTTCCCAACGGTGATCTTTTGCATGGAACCGGGATGAATTATGAAGTGGTGGATGGGGTTCTTCATTTCATGGTGAACTTCAACTTGCCGCTGATTCGGCCCTATGATGAAACCTATATGGAAACCTTGGAAACCGATGTTGGAACGGTGGGAGGGGGTTAAAAAATGGCTACCAGCACCAAAACTAAAAAGCCCAAGGCAACAGAAGCGGCCCCGCCCGTTTCCAAGGCCCCGGCTTTTCCCAAGGAAAGAATTTTGACTTTCCAGAGATACGCCAAACGGCGTGATCTTCTGTCCACCTTGCTGAAAGATGGGCAGGAATACACCCATGATCAGGTTCAAAACCTGATTGATAACTTTATGAAAGGCAAGGTGAAGTAATATGGCCCTTGGCGGCGGTACTTTTCTGACGCAGAATAAAATTCTGCCCGGTGCTTACATCAACTTCATTTCCGTTGCGAATGCAAGCGCCACCCTGTCTGATCGTGGCATTGCTACGATCCCCCTTGATATGAATTGGGGGCCTGAAAATCAGGTTATGACCGTGGAACTGGCTGACTTCCTGAAGAACAGTCAGAAGATTTTCGGTTATGCCTATACTGCGGATGAACTGAAGCCCATGCGTGAGATTTTCAAACACGCAAAGACGGTGTATTTCTTCCGCCTGAACGCTTCCGGTGTGAAAGCGGCCAACACCTTCTGTACGGCCAAATACCCCGGAACCCGTGGTAACAGCTTGCGGACTGTGATCACGGAAAATGAGAACAGCACCAGTGAAGCCAAACTGTATGATGTGGCAACCTACCTTGACACGGTTCAGGTTGATCTTCAGACCGGTGTTGCTTCTCTGGCCGATCTGAAGCCCAATGATTATGTGGACTGGATCACCGGAGCAAGCATTTCCCTTACGGCTTCCCTTCCTCTGAAGAACGGCACCAATGGCACCGTTGAGGATGCGGCCTATCAGACCTACCTTGACAAGATGGAAGCCTATAACTTCAACGCTATGGGTTGCCCGTCCAACAAACCCACTATTGCCGCCCTGTTCGCCGCTTTCTGTGAGCGTATGCGGGATGATGTGGGTAAGAAGTTTCAGGTGGTTTGCTTCCGCAATCTGGCCGACTATGAAGGCGTGGTGAGCGTCAAGAACACCATTGCCGGTGAAACCGATGATCCCGCCCTGATTCCTTGGGTTACCGGCGTGATTGCTGGAACCGCTGTGAACAAGAGCGCAACCAACATGGACTATGACGGTGAATATTCCATTGATACCGATTACACCCAGACCGAACTGGAAAACGGTATCAAGGAAGGTTCCTTCATGTTCCATCAGGTGGATGAAAAGGTTGTTGTTCTGGAGGACATCAACACTTTCATTTCCGTTACGGATGTGAAATCCAGCGACTTTTCCAGCAACCAGACCATTCGGGTTTTGGATCAGATTGCCAATGACATTGCGGTTCTGTTCGGCAAGAAGTACATTGGCAAGGTTCCCAATGATGCTTCTGGCCGGGTGAGCCTGTGGAACGATATTGTGAAGCACCACACCGAACTTCAGAATATCCGGGCCATTGAGAATTTCACCAGCGATAATGTGACCGTGGCGCAGGGTGATACCAAAAAGGCGGTTGTGGTGACGGACTATGTTACCCCCGTCAACGCTATGGCACAGCTTTACATGACTGTCTATGTGCAGTAAGAAAGGGGTGTAAATCGGTATGAACACGGTGATGAATGCGAAAGATACCGTTTCCGCTTCTCTTGCGGAATGCTTCGTGACCATCGGTGATCGCCGCCTGAATTTCATGCAGGCAATCAACCTTGAAGCCAAGTTTGAGAAGAACAAAACGGAAGTGCCTATTTTGGGCAAGACCGGCAAAGGCAATAAGGCCACCGGCTGGAAGGGTACGGGTTCCGCCACCTTCCATTACAACACTTCCATCTTCCGGGAAATGCTGAAGCAGTACAAGGACACCGGCGAGGATGTTTACTTTGACATTCAGGTGACCAATGAAGATCCTACTTCTTCTGTTGGCCGTCAGACGGTGATCCTGAAGGATTGCAATGTGGATGGTGGTATCCTTGCCAAGTTTGACGCTGATGCGGAATACTTGGATGAAGATATGGATTTCACCTTTGAAGATTTCGATATGCCCGAAACCTTCGCCATGCTTGCCGGGATGGAGTAAGACCGCTACCCCGGCCCTGATTTGGGGCCGGGGTTTTCTTTTTACAAAAAATAGGAGGAAATTTTATGAATCTGTCTGCTTTTCTGGCTGAAAACGCCATTGCTGTTGAGAATGTGAAATTTGCCGCTTCCAAGCGGTTCATGGGCGAGGATAACAAGCCCATTCTGTGGGAGATCAAGACCATCACTGGCACCGAGGATGAAGCCCTTCGGAAAGCGTGTGCCAAGCGGGTTCCCATCCCCGGCAAGAAGAACCAGTATCAGAAGGAAACTGACTATGATCAGTACCTTGGCAAACTGGCTGTTGCCTGTACGGTTTTCCCTGATCTGAACAACAAAGAACTTCAGGACAGCTACCATGTTATGGGCGCTGAAGCCCTTCTGAAAACCATGCTGACCCCCGGCGAATATGCCGATTATGTGCAGAAGGTTCAGGAGGTTTGCGGCTTTGATACCACCCTTCAGGACGAGGTGGACGATGCAAAAAACTGATCAATGAAGGTGATGGTGAAGCGAATATTGCTTACTATTGCCTTCATGAACTACATTTGATCCCTTCCGCTTTTCTTGCTTTGCCCCGGAAAGAAAGGGCCTTCATCATTGCGGCTATTGAAATTCGGGTTGAAAAAGAAAAGAAAAAGCAGAAGGAAATTGAACGAAAACAGCGCCGGGGGAAGTGATTTCCCCCGGCATTCCCTTTGGAAAGGTGGTGATCCCCATTGGCAACGATCCGCACGGCTATTGCCCTGTATGATGGCGTGACTTCCCCGCTTCACAGTATGCAGAAGGCCATGAATATTGTGCTGAACAGCTTTGAAGCCATGCAAAGGGCTTCCAGCAATGCGGTTGATGTTTCGGCAATTCAGGAAGCCCGTGATGAATTGGCAAGAGCGGAAACCGCTTTTGATTCTATCGAACAGAGTATCAGGGATGCCGACAACCAACAGCAGAAATTCAATGGTTCTATCAGGGCCGGTTCTTCCGCCGCTGATGGGCTTTGGAACAAGCTGAAGGGAATTGCGGCCACCGTGGGTGGTATTGCTGGACTGAATAAGGTGCTTGGGATTTCTGATCAGCTTACCAGCACCAACGCCCGGTTGAACAATGCCATGGTGAATTTTGATGATGGTGGGAGCCTTGACGAACTGCAAAAAAAGGTGATGGCTTCCGCCCAGCGTTCCCGATCTGCCTACATGAGCACCGCCGCCGCTGTTGCCAAGTTGGGCATGAACACCAAGGATGCCTTTGGAAACATGGATGAAGTGATCATGTTTTCCGAATTGGTCAACAAACAATTCGTGAATGGCGGCGCAAGCGCCCAAGAACAGGCGGCTTCCATGCTTCAGCTTACACAGGCAATGGCTTCCGGTGTTCTGCGTGGTGAGGAATTGAACAGCATTTTTGAAAATGCCCCCGGCATTATTCAAAACATTGCTGATTATCTGGATGTTCCCATTGGACAGATCAGAACAATGGCTTCTGAAGGGCAGATCACCGCCGATATTGTCAAGAACGCCATGTTTGCGGCGGCTGATGATATTGAAGAAAAATTCAATAGTATGCCCAAGACTTGGGGCCAAATCTGGACTTCCATGAAGAATAAGGCCCTTTCCATCTTTGCCCCGATCTTGAACAAGCTGAACCAGATTGCCAACAGCTCCAAGTTTGAAACCGTGACCAATGGCGTTATCAATGGCCTTGCCGCCATTGCTTCTGTTGCCACGGGGGTTCTTGATCTGCTGATCAACGGTGCTTCTTGGGTTGTTGATAATTGGAGTTGGATTTCTCCAATCGTTTTGGGTGTGGCTGGCGCTTATGTGGTTCTTCACGGGGCCATGATCGCCTATAACACCATTCAGGCCATTACCAACGGCCTTGCCGCAATTTCCGCCGCCCGATCTGCTATCAAAGCTGGTGCCACCCTTGCGGAAGCGGCGGCAACTACCACGGCCACCGGCGCACAGGTGGGGTTGAATGCCGCTTTGCTGGCCTGTCCTATCACTTGGATCATCATTGGTATCATTGCGCTGATTGCCCTGTTCTATGCGGCTGTGGCGGCGGTGAACAAGTTTGCTGGAACCAGCGTTTCCGCCACCGGCATTATCTGCGGGGTGTTTATGGCGGCGCTGGCCTTCATCGGAAACATCTTCATTGCCCTGTGGAATGTGGCCGCTGAAGTATTTGTTCTGATCTATAACCTTGTGGCTACGGTTGCCAACTTCATTGGAACAGTATTCAATGATCCTGTGGCGGCTGTGGTTCACCTGTTCTTTGATTTGGCTGATACGGTGCTTGGGGTGCTTCAGGCGCTTGCTTCTGCCATTGACGCTATCTTTGGTTCCGATCTTTCCGGGGCGGTTCAGGGATGGCGTGATTCCCTTGGCGGTTGGGTTGATGAAACCTTTGGCAAGGGAACGGAAGTAATGGCGAAAATGAACGCTGATGATCTGAAGCTGGATCGGTTTGAATACGGGGCCGCTTTTGATCTTGGGTACAACTTCGGTGAAGGCATTGATAACAAGGTTTCTGGCCTGTTTGATGGTTCCCTGATGGATTCCATGGGAGCCTTTGACCTTGGCAACACCCTTGATGGTATCTATGGCAACACCGGCGATACGGCCAACAATACGGCGGCCACCGCTGACGCTTTGGATATTACGGAAGAAGATTTGTCTTATTTGCGTGATATTGCAGAGCGTGAAGCAATCAACCGGTTCACCACCGCTGAAATCAAGGTTGAACAGAACAACACCAATTACATTGACAAGGAAACTGATCTGGATGGGATCATGGATGCTTGGGCCAATGACTTTGCTGAAAAGCTGGATGTTTCTGAAGAAGGGGTGCATGAGTAATGGCATACAAAATGTATCTTGCGGGTGTGCTTATGCCCATCACCCCTTCCAAGGTGACGGTGAAGATCAATAATCAGAACAAAACTATGACCCTGATCAACGGGGAAGAAATCAACATTTTGAAGGCCGCTGGCCTTTCTGATGTGTCCTTTGAACTGTTGCTTCCCCAAGTTTCCTATCCGTTCATCAATGGCGGCGCACAATCCGCCAACTATTATCTTTCCCTGTTTGAACGGCTGAAAACCAGCAAGACCCCGTTTCAATGGATTCTGAACCGGCAAAGGCCACGGGGCGGAATGTTCTTCTATACCAACATGACAGTTGGAATGGAAAACTATGAAATTGTGGATGATGCCGGGGCCGGGTTTGATGTGAAGGTGAAGGTGAGCCTGAAGCAATATAGGGCATACGGCACCAAAACCGTTACCATCAAACCCGCCACCACTACAACCGAAACCCCCAAGGCTACGGTTCAGGCGGCACCCAGGCCCACTACCACAGCCCCGAAAACAACCACCTACACCGTGAAATCTGGTGATTGCCTTTGGAATATCGCCAAGAAATATCTTGGGGACGGTTCCCGATACACTGAAATCTATAATCTGAACAAGGATAAGATCAAAAACCCTAATTTGATCTATCCCAATCAGGTTCTTATTTTGCCTTCCTGAAAGGGGTGATCCCGTTGGCTGTTGAACTTTTCATTCAACATAACAGTACAATTCAATACCCTGTTATTGAAGAAGGTGCAAAGCTGACCTTGGAGCGCAAAGGCACCCCCGGCAAACTGGAATTCACGGTGGTAAAATGTCCCGGATTGAACTTTTCTGAAGGTGATCCGGTGAAGCTGACTGTGAACGGAACCCCCATGTTCTATGGGTTTGTGTTCAAGAAAAAGAGGGACAAAGGCGGCACCATTGATGTTGTGGCCTATGATCAGTTGCGATACCTGAAGAACAAGGACACCTTGACGGAAGAAGGGCTGAAGGCTTCCGATCTTCTGAAGCGTCTTGCAACTGATTTCCGCTTGAACCTTGGAAGCGTGGAAGATACCGGGTACACCATTGAAACCATTGTAGAGGAAAACCAAACCCTGTTTGATATGATTCAGAATGCCCTTGATGAAACCCTGATGAATACCAAACAGCTTTATGTTCTTTTTGATGATGTTGGAAAGCTGACCCTGAAGAACATCAATTCCATGAAGCTGAACCTTCTGATTGATGAAGAAACCGGGGAAAATTTTAACTATGAATCCAGCATTGATGAACAGACCTATAACAAAATCAAACTGGCCTTCAACAATGAAAAGACCGGCAAACGGGAATTGTTCATTGCACAGGACGGGGAGAAAATGAACCAATGGGGTGTTCTTCAGTATTTTGAAGAAATCCAAACCCAAACCGGCGCTTCTGCCAAGGCCGATGCCCTTTTGAAGCTGTATGATCAGAAAACCCGCCGTTTGACGGTCAAAAACGCTTTTGGGGATGTTCGGGTAAGGGCAGGAAGCGCCCTTGTTGTTGCCTTGAACCTTGGCGATATTATCACCAACAATTTCATGGTGGTGGAAAAAGTCACCCATACTTTCAAGGACAATCAACACCGGATGGAACTTGACCTGATCGGGGGTGAATTCATTGCCTAACGCTGTTGAAGTGGTAAAAAAGGCGGCGGTGGAAGCCGTGGAAGCTGGAAAGCCTGTAAACCTCTTGTTCGGGGAAGTTATTTCCGCTTCCCCTCTGAAGATTCAGGTGGATCAGAAAGCAATTTACACTAAAAAAATGTTGGTGCTTACCCGGAATGTCACTGATTATGAAGTTGATATGACAGTGAGCCACCAAACTGTTGTAATCAGCCACGGTCACCCGGTAACGGACACCTACACCGGGGGCGGAACGGCTGAATCCATTGACCACAACCACCCCATCAAAGGCAGGAAGAAATTCAAGGTTCACAATGCCCTTGTGGTTGGTGATTGGGTGCTTCTGGCCCGGATGCAGAAGGGCAAAAAATTTGTGGTGCTGGATCGTATCAAAGCGAACCCGGCCCTGAAGGGGGAATGGCTATGATCCCACAGACCGGGGATGATCTGCGGCAGGATTTTGTATTTGAAACCCTTCCAAGCAGAACCTTCCGCCTGAACTATGACGCTTTGGCAATCACAGGAACCATTAATGAAATCAAAGCCGTGGAACAGGCGGTGTATTTGATCCTGAACACTGAACGCTATCAATGGCTGATTCATTCTTGGGATTATGGGGTTGAACTTCATGATCTTATCGGGAAAGATGTGGAATTCTGCATTCCCGAAATTGAACGCCGGGTGCGGGAAGCATTGCTTCAGGATGATAGGATCACGGCAGTTGAAAATTTTGAATTTACAGTGAACAAAAAACAAGTGCTGACTACCTTCAAGGTGGTCAGCATTTTTGGTGAAATCAACACAGAAATGGGGGTTGAAATCTGATGTATGAAGCACAAACCTATGAAGCAATCTTGGCCCGAATGCTTCAGAAGGCCCTTTCCATTAACAGCAATCTTGACACCCGTGAAGGTTCGCTGGTGTGGTATGGGGATGCCCCCGCCGCTGTGGAATTGCAAAACCTGTATATTGCCCTTGAAACGGTTCTGAATGAAACCTTTGCTGATACGGCAAGCCGCCCTTACCTGATTTTGAGAGCGGCGGAAAGGGGCCTTTCCCCGCAACCGGCAAGCCCCGCCGTTTTGCAGATGGCAATTACACCAACCACTTTGTTTTTGCCGCTGAACACCCGTTTTTCCATCGGTGAACTGAACTATTATGTTTCGGCGGATCGTGGAAACGGTAATTATGAACTGACCTGTGAAACGGCTGGTGAAGCCGGTAACAACTACACCGGCACGGTCATTCCCATTGAGTATGTGGAAGGGCTGGAAACCTGCAAGATCATTTCTATTCTGGTTCCCGGTGAAGATGAAGAAGATACCGAGGTTTTCAGACAGCGTTACCTTGACAGCTTGAACGCCCAAGCCTTCGGCGGCAACCGAATTGACTACATCGAAAAGGTGAACGCCATTCCCGGTGTGGGCGGTGTGAAGGTATATCGGGCATGGAACAGCGATTTGAAACCGGCCAACATGATCCCGCCCACCGGAACCGATACATGGATCAACGGCCTTTCCGATGTACCGGAAGGCGTGAAAACTTGGCTTGATGCCGTGTATGCCGCCGCCAAGAACAATATGTTCACCGTGGGCGGAACTGTCAAGCTGGTTATCATCAACAGCACCTTCACCGTTCCTTCTGAAACGCTGGTGGATCAGGTTCAGACAGCCGTTGACCCCCTTCAGAATGCCGGTGAAGGTGTTGGAATTGCCCCCATCGGCCATGTGGTAAGGGTGGAAGGCGTGAATGAAGAAACCGTGGATTTGTCCTTTGCCCTGTACTATCAGCGGGGATGGACTTGGGATGATGTTTCCGGTTATGTCACGGAAGCCATTGAAGGCTATTTCAAGGAACTGGCTGAAGGTTGGGCTGATCAGGATGAACCCCTTGTGGTTCGGATCAGCCAAATTGAAAGCCGCCTGTTGGGTATCAACGGTATTTTGGACATTGCCAACACCAAAATCAATGAAGAAGCGGCCAACTATACTTTGGAACTGGATCACATTCCAGTTTTGGGTTCTATCGCCCCCACGGTTATCACAATTAACGCATAAGGGAGGGGTGAACAGTGGAAAGACAACTGATCAAATACCTTCCCTATGTTGTCCGGGATTATCCTGAATTTCAGGGTATCACCGGAAGTGAACAGCCCGAATTTGAACGGGCTTGGGGTTCTGCTGATGATCTGTTGAATAATCAGTTTATTTCCACCGCTGGAAGCATGGGCCTTTCCCGGTGGGAAAAAATCTTGGGGATTACCCCCAAGGGAACGGACACCCTTGAAGATCGGCGATTCCGTATTATGACCCGGATCAATGAAGAACTTCCGTACACCGTCCCGCAGTTGCGGAACATCCTTGAAACCCTCTGTGGAGCCGGTAACTATTCCGCTGAAGTTGTTGAAGGCACCTATCAGCTTATTGTGAAAATCGGCTTGGCGGCAAAAAACAATTTCAGTGATGTTGAAGCCCTGTTGGATAGGGTTATACCACAAAACATGATTGTGAACCTTCTTCAGCTTTATAACACCCATGCTGAACTTGGGCTTCTGACCCATGAACAGCTTGCCGCCTACACCCACAATCAGTTGAGAAACGAGGTTTTGACGAATGGCGAATAAAACAACCAATTATGAACTGGTCAAACCCCTTGCGTCTGAATTTTATGATGTTGAAGTGCAAAACGGAAACATGGATAAAATTGATGCCGGGATGAAGGCCAATGCGGACGGGATCAAGGCCCTTCAGGATGGGCAGAAGGACAAGGCCGATCTGGTGGAAGGCAAGGTTCCCGCTGAACAGCTTCCCACCATGGACTATGAAGCCGCTGGCACCGCCGCAAGTACGGTGAAAGCCCACAATGAGAATAAAGCCGCCCACCCTTACCTGTTGGAGCAGATCGGAACCTGTGTGACGGCGGCACAGAACGCCCAAACCGCCGCTGATGCGGCCTTGGAAGCTGTGTCCAGTATTGCATTTACCATTGATGTTGTTCCCACCCAAAGCGGCGCATTGACCTATAACGGCCAAGCGCAAAGCCCTTCTTGGAACAGCTATAACCCCGATACCATGACCCTTGGCGGGGTTACTACCGGCACCAATGCAGGAACCTACACGGCCACTTTTACGCCCAAGGACAAGTATAAGTGGAGTGATGGCACCACGGATGCAAAAAGCGTCACATGGACGATTGGAAAGGCTTCTATGGCGGTTCCTTCCCAAAGTGGAACCCTTACCTATACCGGTTCGGCCCAAAGCCCTTCTTGGAGCAACTACGATTCTTCCAAAATGACCCTTGGAGGAACCACCAGCGGAACCAATGCTGGAAGCTACAACGCCACTTTCACGCCCGGTGCAAACTACAAATGGAGTGATGGCGAAACCGGAGCCAAAACGGTTGCTTGGACGATTGGAAAGGCCGCTGGAAGCCTGTCTTTGAATAAGACTTCCATGAGCCTGACCGCCGCCAAGCTGACGGACACCATTACAGTAACACGGGCTGGGGATGGCGCTATTTCCGCCACTTCCAGTGATACCAGTGTTGCCACCGTGAGCGTGTCCGGTACTACGGTAACGGTTACCGCCGTTGCAAAGGGAAGCGCCACAATCACGGTGAAGGTTGCCGCTGGAACCAACTATTCTGCCCCGGCCAATAAGACCTGTTCTGTGTCCGTCACTTTGCCCACAAGCACCCTGACTGATAACAGTTGGGCCACCATCCGGGAAGTGAGTAGCGCCGGTAAGGGTGCCAACTATTGGGCCGTTGGTGATATGAAGGCCATTGTGATCAATGGTAAGGTTGGCAATACCACTTTCTCCAACCTTTCCATCAATGTGTTCATTTTGGGCTTCAACCACAACAGCGCCAAGGAAGGAAGCAACCTGATTCACTTCCAGATCGGCAAGATCGGAACCACAGCCGTTGGCCTGTGTGACAGTATGTATAATTCCACTACCAGTAGTAGTGGTTACTTCAACTGGAACACCAGCAACACAAACAGCGGTGGTTGGAATGCCTGTACCAAGCGGAAAACCCTGTATGGCAACAGCGGAACGCCTTCCAGCCCGGTTTCCAATAGCCTGATGGCGGCGCTTCCTTCTGATCTGCTGGCCGTGATGCAACCCGTGACAAAGTACACGGATAACACCGCCAACGGTGGTGGTAATGTGGCAAGCTACATCACAGCTACCACGGATTACCTGTTTGATCTTGCTGAATTTGAAGTGTTCGGTTCCAGAAGCTATGCAAATAGCTATGAACAGAACTATCAGCTTCAGTATGATTATTACAAGGCCGGTAACAGTAAGGTTGCCTATAATCATTCCGCCGTGTCCACGGCGGTTCGGTGGGGCCTTCGTTCTCCTTATTACACCAACACCACTACCTTCTGCCTTGTCACTACGGACGGCACGATCACCAGTACCGGTGCCAATCGTTCCTTGGCCTTGCGCCCCGGCTTTGCCGCCTAATCCCCCGCAGGATGATCCCGCCCCCATCCCCCCCCCCCCCCCCCCCGGCCGGGCCGGGC